CAATTAAAAAGAATGGACCAATCAATAGAAGAAGTTGATGTAATTACTAAAGGTAAGTTTGATAAGTATGGTCAAACTTATGACTTTGGTCCTGAGTTTGCAGGGCTGTTTGGTTTTAGACCTGTAGATATAAATGCAGAACGAGTTATAAATTTTAAAATTGCAGATTTTCAAAAAGGAACTAGAGATTCTAGATCTTTATTTACCAGAGAAACTTTAAGAGGTGGACCAATTGAACCAAGAGATATTGTAAGTTCTTTTATAAATGCTAACCGTGCTTTGTTTGGTGTACAAAAAAATATGAAATTAGATATGGAAGCTGGAAGCACTTTGGGTTTAAGTGAAGATCAAATTATAGAAGCTTTTGATAGAGTTGGAACACAAGCATACGATTCTCTAACTGAAGGAGAATTTAGACCTTTTTTACCGTCTGATGAAATAATTCAAGCATTTGAAAATAATGCAGAACGTTTAGGTTTATCAAATCCATACGACGAAGCAGGAGATGCTATTGAAGAAATATATGATCAACTAACAGAAGTTAGTTTAGATGAGGCAGTGTTTCCATCAATAGATAATCCGTTAATGCCTATAATGCAGGACACACCTATTACACCTACATCATTAAATTTACCTAGTATTGATGCTAATGCTGTAAACGCGCAAGTGCAAAGAAATGTTACTTCTAACTTGACAAAAGAACAAATATATAATTTTCTATTTCCACGAGGATAATATGGCTAAAAACGCATTACAAAAAATTGAAGATCATGAGAAGCTTTGCAGAATAATGCAAAAGCAGACACATGATAAAATACATAAGATCGAAGGACAAATTAATAGATTAGAAAGAATTGTATTAGTATCAGCCGGTATGTTAATTATGGGTATGGCTAATATGATCTTCATGTTAATAACAAACTCACCACAATAAAATTTTTTATGAATCTTTCTCGTAATTTTACTCTGTCAGAAATGACTAAGTCAGACACTGCAATACGTAAAGGTATTAATAATAATCCTAACGCAGAACAAATAGAAAAATTAAAAACATTGTGTGAAAAAATTTTACAACCAGTACGTGACCACTTCGGCAGGGTTAAGGTGACCAGCGGTTTTCGTAGCGTCGAGCTGTGTCAAGCTATTAATAGCTCTGTAAATTCGCAGCACGCCAAAGCTGAGGCTTGCGACTTCGAAGTAATAGGTGTAGACAACGCTGAGCTTGCGGACTGGATACATAGAGAATTAGAATGGGATCAATTAATTCTTGAGTTCTATACTCCCGGTGAACCTAACTCAGGTTGGATTCATTGTAGTGTAACAGAAGGTATGCCAAGAAAATCTTTTTTACATGCGTTTAGAGCAGAGGGTAAAACAAAATATAAACCTATAATAGGCAAAGCTACAGATTTATTTGTTTAAATCCAATCTTTTAATTCTTCACCCATAATTTGACTAGCAATATCTACTTTCTTTTTTAGGGCCTTAACTATTCTTTCATCAACAGTATCTTCACACATAATATCTATATAAGTCATAGGATATTTTTGACCGATACGATCTATTCTAGCTTCTGATTGTTGTCTTTTCTCAAGATCATAACCATTAGAATAATAAACCATAGTTGATGCAGCAGTTAACGTAATACCATAACCACCTGTCTGTGTCGTACCAATAAAAAATCTAACCGGTGAGTTTGGATCTTGAAATTTCTCTATATTTTTTTGACGGTCTGACATTGGTGTTAAACCATAGTAATCTACAAAACTATTTTCGCCAAATTTTTTAGATATCTCCTGGATTATCCTACGTACATCTTTCTGCCAATGGGCCCATATAACAACCTTACCCTCTACTTCTTCTAATACATCCATAAGTTCAGGTAGTCTATTTGACTTTACTTCTTTGATAGTGCCATCATCTGCTGTAAAATGACCACAAGTTATTTGTTGTAGTCGCATTAATTGCGTCAAGACTGTAGCAGTAGTCATTATCTTACCATCCATTTGTGCAAGAGCTAATACTTTCATTTGTTTGTATAATTTAACCTGTTCAGGTGTAAGTTGTACAATACGTTTAATAAATGTTTTTTCAGGTAAATCTAAACAATCGTCTTTTAATACTCTGTAAGAAAAATCTTTTAATTTATCTGATAACTCTGCAAGATGTTGATAACCAGTTACAATCTGTACGGACCTACCACCAAAGTTAGCTGTTTTCATTTTGGCATACCTAGTTCTAAATGTATAATATGATGTATGTCCTAGTAATTCTTTTTTAAGAAACTCACATTGTTTGTATAAATCTAATGGTGATTTAGTTACAGGAGATCCTGTTAAGATTCTTTTATATTGTGCGTATTCTCCAAGAGAACATATGTGTTTGGTTCTTTTAGCATCAGGATTTTTTATAGTTGTAGACTCATCAATAGCCATCATAGTTCTATGACAACGTAAAAATTTAGCTGCAAACTCTACACCCTTAGAAGTTGAAAATGCTTCTACATTCATAATTAATACATGCAGGTCTTCTCCCGGCATAAATAATTTATCTAATTCTTTTTGTTGTTTTTGATTAATCATGGCTTGCCACAATACATCGGTATATTCTACGTGGTCCGGCATATGTGTAGGTATTTCTTGTTCATACCAATTTTTGTATACACCTTTTGGTGCCACAATTAGGACACCATTGATCTTACCAGCATCGTATAACATAGCAATATTGTCTATTAGTACCTTAGATTTACCAGTACCCATTTCCATAAAATAAGCAAAGTATGCTTTATCCCACGACATTTCTAATGCTTTTAATTGATGCGCGTATGGCTTCGTTTTAAATTTGTAATTCATAATATTTTTTTCTTTCTGTATTGACTTATATATAGAATATCTTATATAGTTTGTCAATGTCAGAAAGTACGAAATACGAAAATATAAAAAATAACTATAAACCAAAAGTTTATATATTACAGGAACTACCTGGTACGAAAGCAGGTTCTCCTAAAATTAATATTATGAGTGCTTCTAAGCATGGAGAATTTAAATTTCTCTTGCCGGAATTTTCTCAAATTATTTTTTCTCCTGGCCCACTAATTTTTAAATTAAGAAATCTTTTAAAAGACTACACAATAAAAGATTACTTATTATTAACTGGTGATCCTGCAATAATTGGAGTTGCGTGTTCGATAGTTGCTGATATTACTGGTGGTAAATTTAATTTACTAAAATGGGATAAACAAGATAGAATGTATTATCCTATTGCAATAAATCTAAACGAGAAAGGAAAAATAGATGAGCGTTAAACAACAAATAAAAATGCCTGATTTTGAGGCAGACCAAAGAGCAGATTTGGATGGTGCAAATGATGCCAACAAACTATCTGATCAAGTAGTTAAACTACAAGAACTAGAAGCAGAACTTTTAGTTAAAGAACAAGAATATAAAGAGATGAAA